CCACTCAGGTCTATGTGCGCGGTGGAGTTATGGATTATCCCATCGATCGCAGGCTCCCAAAGAACACCACCCAGATTATTATCGAGATTGACCGCGAGATATCCAAGAAGCGCGGTATCTATACCGGGTTCATGCGGATGGATTTCTTCTACAGCGAAGATGGGCAGACTTGGGTACAGATGGATGGGGGCGGGTGCTACGGAGGTATAGAATCATCACCTGAGTTAAAGGTCGGTGAGGAAATCGTCCGGGAAGCCCGCGAGAATCCCATTACCTCCTGTTCGCTCGGAAATATCCCCAAGTATCAGGGGAACTATTTCAAGCTGCGCATTAGCTCTGATATCGCGCAGACTTTACCCTATCCAAGAATCCTGATCGGGCTGGGTAAATAATGGCCGTCTCCTATACAGGGCATGCGGCATCAAGCTGGCAAACCGCGAGCGCAATCAATACTGGCGCTCTCTCCCCTTCTGGCTCGGAAGGCGTTGTCGGGGCAGGGATAGTCTGGGACGGGTCGGCCACCATTACAGCCGTTACGCATGGTTCTGGCGGTCCCGCGATGTCTGCTGTCAGCGGAGCAACGGCTGACTACACGACAGGACTTTCCATACATGGACGTGGCTATGCTAGGGCGGTAGGCTCAAGTTCTGCTGGAATCTGGGTGACATGGAGCGGTGCTGTCACTGGATCAGTGCTGGGGATAGTTCAAGACGGCGCAGATCAAACGACTCCAACTGCTTCCGGGTTTGGATCATCAGGATCTCAAGCTCCTGTTGCTGGTAGCTCGCCTGCAACTCTGACCCTGACCAATTCCAGCATTTCCTGCGCGGTGGGCGATATGGTCAATAACTTCGCCTTCTTCCAGAGCCAGTTATCTTCCATGAGCGGTATTTCTAGCACATCGGGAACGGAAGTGGATCAGGTAGCGCTGACATTCCGTATGTCGGCAGCATATTATGATACCTGCGATTCGACGAGCGAGACCGCAAACGCGACCGGAACTTGTCCAGCGTTTTACTACACGGGATACGGTTATTATTCCCCTCGCTTATCGGGCGTTCAGGTTGGATTTGTTATTCAGCAGTCCGGGGGTGGTGGGACAACGGCTACAAAATTACTTGATGGGAAAATCGTCATACGGAATAAGGCAACAAAACTGCTCGATGGGAAGATCGTATTATCCAATAACGCGACAAAGCTGCTGGATGGGTTGATAACGATTGCTCAGACGGCTACAAATCTCTATGACGGGAAACTTGTCATCTCCACTAGCGCCACCAAGCTCTATGATGGGCTGATTGTCATTCAGAATAATGCCACTAAACTCCTCGATGGAATGATCGACATTCAGAGTTCGGCAAACGATTTGTACGATGGGAAGGTCGTTATCTCGGATGCGGCAATCAATCTGCTGGATGGGGCGCTGGTTATTCGTGACTCCGCAACCAAGCTCCTGGATGGATTACTCGAAATCAGCGTTGCCGGGTCGGCGACAAAACTCCTGGATGGGAAAATCATTGTCAGTGATTTGGCAACTAACTCACTCGATGGGTTGCTCGTTATTCAGGATCAGGCCACGAAGCTATTGGATGGGCTGCTGAATGTCCAGGTCTCCGCCACGAATCTCATGGACGGGTCTATCACGATTCAGGATGTGGCAACGAAAACCCTGGATGGGAAGATAGAGATCATGGTCCCGGCCTCGACATCCCTATTGGATGGGCTTTTGAGTATTCTGGATGCCGGGGCGACGGGAGGGTGGGCGTTTTATAACGCCTTCCATGCCGAGGAAGGCCGTAGACAGGCATTAAGACTTCGCCGCCGCAAGATGATTGACCGCGCCCAGCAGATCGAATCCGAGCTGGATCGGCAACTGGCGGTGGAGATACAGAAGAATGAAGCCGAGACCGAGCGCCAGCAGGAACTGAAGCGGCTGCACGATCTGGCGCTAAGACATAAGGATAGCGTCGATGAAGCCCTGTATGGGGAGCGGGTCATTGTCGCATTGACACGCGCCACGCTCCAAGGTAACTTTTCCGCATTGGAGGCGCTTGAGCGAGAACTTAACCGCCTGAAAGAAGAAGAAGATTTCATTATAGAGGCCGCAAAACTGTTCTTTTACCACTAGGAGCCCATCATGGCAGAGCCTACCTCACGATTCAGAACCATCCCCAATAGCACCGCTACCACCGCCGTCGATACCGCAGGAGAACGGCTTGGGTCCATCTCAGGACAGGCCGTAGTCTCCACCGGGGGCGGGAATGAGGCCGATTTCGGCACCGTTGATATCTCAGGCGGTGCCGCAAATTCCGGCGTCGTCACCCTGCTCTGGGATATTACGGCAGATGGGGGAAATACTACGGCGCAGGACTTCCTGCTCTGGCTGTCCTCGAACGGATGGGATCAGGCCGGGACGGTCGCCAAGTTCCAGCAACTCTCAGGAGCGGATCAGGGGTCTCCTAGCACGACCGAGAATTATGTGCAAAACGCGACTACCGGAAGCTATACCTGGGCCACCATGCCGGAATCCGAACCTGGCGCACAGAATGCCTACCCCTCTGATGAGGGCTCCAGCATGGCTCTGTCAACGACCTCGGATGATGCCATCATGTGGGCCGAATATATCGCCGTCGCCGCCAGTGAGACCACAGGCACCTACAGCGGCACGACAAGCGGGTATGAGTTTCAGCACTCATTCAAATATACCTACTCTTGAATATCGACACGACCCAGCTCGACCCCTCCATCCTCTATCGGGATCGGGGAAGGGTATTGCACCTTGACTCTTCCTACCGAGCCCATTACTGCCTGTTTCAACTGAATGACGGGCGGGTAGAGGATTCACGGCGATCGAACTGGCAGCATATCGACTGGGAGAGACTTGACAGGATATTCGTCAATATCAAGGGCAAGGAACACAGGATCGAGAAACACCCCAGAGATCATAAGTTTTTCATGTATTATCGTACTGAAGGATTTGAACATACTTATCTTGAAGGCGATCATCAGGCCAACGTCATCCGGTACTGGACTCTGGGCACGACTGATGGGAATCAGTGCTTTCTGGTGGATGTAGATTTCCATACCGGGGAACTCAAAAAAGCGTATATTCGACCATTGACAGGGGTAATTGCGCATATCCATCCCCGCATCCAGGCCATCGACAAGGTATTCAAACTCTATTCCGGGGGCCGACATTGACCGACCGAATTGAAATCCAAATCCCCCATACCACTGTCAACGAGGGGTCCGCCTTTATAGCGACTGCCTATTTCCGTGATGAGGCAACACAAGCCGCCTTAACCCCCACGACAGCAGAATACCGCATCGACTGTATTGAAACCGGGAATCAGGTCAGAGACTGGACTACACTGACACCTGGGGAGAGCGTCGCCATCAGTATTACGAGTACGGATAATGCGATTATTTCAGACGGGAACAGGCGAGAGCTAAAGCAACTGACCGTGGCTGCTGACAGGGGATTAAGTACCCAGAGTCTCGGAAGAGCATTATATCGGGTCGAGAATATTACAGGAGTGACTTAATTATGGATATCAAAGAAATCATTGAAAATAATAAGCTCTCCCTGGATATGAGTCTCGAAAGCCAAGCCGCATGGGACGAGATTGATGAGGCATTAGGAGCCTATGAAACTGAGACCGATCCTGGAATTAAAGCCGAGGTGGCTTCTTTGGTTGCTACATTATTCATGTATAGACCAGTTCGCGTAAAACCGAAGGAGGTGATCCAGAGTGGCCAAGAAGAAGAAAGGCGGCAAAGGTAAGCCGTGCTGAGATACGCGCTCATAGGGCTTCTGGCGCTCCCAGGATGCGCAATTCACACAGGAGTCGGAATTACCCCGGACAGGCCCGAACACTGGGAACGGGACGACCCGCATTTCGTGCTACTCGCCGAGACGCGAACTCAACCTGTCCGGGCGTTTTACCTGCACTCAAGTTCGATCACCGAGAAAGACCCATCATGGGGCTATAATCTGATCGGGGTCGGGACCACGTTTGAGATTGGGGAATAATCATGAAATCCACCAAACTGACACTTCAGGACCAATTCGACCTCAAAGATGCCGCACTCGGGGATCGTGAGGATTACGACTCAAGAAAGCACAAGATCACCCGAGCAACCTCAATCATCCAGAGCCGGAATCCTGACGCTTTCCATGACGATGACTCACTGAAGAACCGAATGTTCTATCACCGGCCCAGAAGCCCGGTCAGGATGTTGGGGTATCGGAGAGCACGTTGATTACGAAAAAAAGGCCGGTCTGAAGCAACAGAGCCGGCCGTTTGGTACCTATTATTGCCCACACAGCAATAATAGGCTACCACGGTCCCAACCCGAAAGATAGAGGCAGAAGCGGGCCTGAGTGGAAGAAACCGCTATCTGGATTGCTCAGACCAAACGGCGCACTGTCTGCCAGCCGAACTGGAACCACCGGGATAGGGGACCCAAGTACTCCGTGGTAGACCACCACCGAGGAAAGGGCCATAGTAATGCCTGAGAATTTAGATTATATTTACAAGAAACTACGTTGAGTCAATAAAATGGCGGCACCCAAAGGAAACACTAATGCGATTAAGGGGAAAATATGGCGAGAAGCCATTAATCGCGCCCTTGATCGTAGAACAGCATCCAGAACCGATGGGATCAAGGAAATTGATGCCTTGGCGGATAAGTTGCTGGAATTGGTGGCTTCAGGTGACTTGCCAGCATTAAGAGAGTTTGGCGATCGCATGGATGGAAAACCCGCTCAGGCAATCATTGGGGGAGACGATGACGATCCTCCCGTAAGAATCCAAAAGATCGAACGTGAATTCGTGTGAGGAACGCCGGCTCACTCCGCATCAGAACCAATGAGATATTCCGCCCTTTCCTTGAGCCTGCACGCGATAAAGGCGCTTATGGAGGAAGAGGCTCAGGGAAGAGCCACTTTTTCTGCGAACTGTTAGTTGAAGATTGCCTGCTTGAGCCTGGCAATTCAGGCGGAGAAGGAATGCGCGCCGTCTGCATTCGTGAGATCCAGAAAGACCTTGCCCAATCCAGTAAGCGCCTGATAGAGGCAAAACTAACTCAATTCGGCCTTACGGAAGCCGACGGATTCAAGGTCTACAAGACCGAGATCGCAACCCCTGGAGACGGAATTATCATCTTCAAGGGCATGAACGATTACACCGCAGACTCGATCAAGTCCCTCGAAGGATTCAAGCGCGGCATGTGGGAGGAAGCCCATACCGCAACCCAGCACTCGATCAACCTCTATCGTCCCTCAATTCGCGCAGAAGGCTCTGAACGCTGGTGGCTATGGAATCCACGCCGCAAGACGGATGCTGTCGATGTCATGCTGAGAGGCCCACAGAAGCCCACAGGCGCGGTTACGATCAAGGCGAACTGGCGGGATAACAAGTTCTTTACCTCCGAACTCGAAACCGAGCGTCTTGACTGCCTCAGAATGTACCCCGACCAATATGAGCATATCTGGGAAGGGGAATATGTCTCGGTCATTGATGGTGCTTACTACGCTTCATGCCTGACTACAGCCAAGGCCGAGAATCGGTTTGGAAAGGTAGCCGCAGACCCATTAATGACTATCCGCCTGTTTATTGACATTGGAGGGACTGGAGCAAGATCGGACGCCTTTGCCATGTGGGCGGCTCAGTTTATCGGGAAGGAATGTCGGGTAATCAATTATTACGAAGCGGTAGGACAGGACTTGGCCACACATATAGCATGGCTGCGCACACAAGGATATACTCCTGATAAAGCACAGTTTTGGCTACCTCACGATGGGGGAACGCAGGACAGGATTTATGACGTATCGTACGAATCTGCGCTCAAAGCTGCGGGATATACGGTTACGGTCGTCCCGAATCAAGGGAAGGGTGCGGCTAAGGCGAGGATCGAATGCGGTAGACGCCAGTTCAATTCGATCTGGTTCGATCAGGAGAAAACCCAGGGTGGTCTGGATGCGCTCGGCTGGTATCACGAGAAGAAGGACGATAAGCGAGAAATTGGGCTTGGTCCTGAGCATGATTGGGCGTCTCATGGCGCGGATGCGTTCGGGCTGATGTGTATCGTGTTTGAGGAATTCGTCACACACAGTGGCGGGCAGATCAAAGATCCATACTCAGGGTTCAGGAGACATTATGGCTAGAAAGAAGAAAGAGGCCGAAAAGAGCCCCAAGCGGGAACTTCTGGAGCGCATCCGAGACCGCTACAAGAAGATGTTCGATGCGGAGATCGACAATCGCCGCAAAGCCATGAATGATTTCAAGTTCATTACAGTCCCTGGGGAACAATGGGATCAGAACATGAAGAAAGAGCGGGGAGATCGACCCTGCTACGAATTCAACAAGCTCCGCATCACCGCCAAGCGCATCATCAATGACATGCGGGCGAATCGTGTACACGGGAAGGTCCGGGCCGCCGAGGATTCCGATGTCGATACCGCAGACATCTACGAGGGCCTGATACGCAATATCTGGAATATGTCTGACGGGGATACGGTTGTCGATTATGCGGCTGAGTACCAAGTAGGCGCAGGATTTGGGGCATGGCGCATCGAGACGGAATACGCAGGAGACGACGTATTCGATCAGGACATATTCGTAAGACAGATATATAACCCGTTCAATCTCTACTGTGATCCCTCCGCCAAAGACCTGCTCAAGCGTGACGCTCAGGACTGGATTCTGGTGGATCGCATGTCGAAGGCTGAATACGAGGAACGATGGCCGGATCGAGAAGTTATCAGCTTTGATGAAGGAAACGAGTTCGACGATGACTGGGAGGATGAGGATACCGTCAGGATCGTTGAATACTGGTACCGGGAGCCGGTCGATAAGACGCTCTGGCAGCTTCAGGATGGGCGAGTGGTTGAGGCGCAGGAGGAACTACGGTCTCTGATGGTCCGAGAGCGCGTCACCAAGTCCTATAAGATCAAGTCCTGCATTGCCTCTGGGGAAGCTATCTTAGAGAAGTCGGAATGGGCCGGGAAATACTTTCCCTTCGTGCTTGTGTATGGCGACTTCATTATCGTCGATGGGAAGATCGAGTACGGCGGGATAGCGAAGTGGGGGAAAGACGCTCAGAAGTCCTACAACGTCTCCAGGACGGCAATCACAGAAACCATTGCCATGACCCCGCAGGCGAAGTTCTGGGCAACGCCCAAGCAGGCTGATGGGAATCTTGATAAATGGGCGGAAGCGCATCAGAAGAACTTCCCGTTCCTGCTCTATAACCCTGATCCCAATGCCCCAGGAACTCCCCAGCGCATGGGCGGGGCTGATGTGCCTGTCGCATTGATTCAGGAATCCCAGATCGCCAGCGAGGAAATCAAGGCCGTTACGGGCATATTCGATCCCTCATTAGGCGCTCAAAGTAACGAAACATCAGGCCGCGCCATTGTCGCCAGACAGCGACAGGGGGAAATTGCCACCTTCAACTATCAGGACAATATCTCGAAGGGTATTCGCTATACCTGGGAAATCCTGGTAGACCTGATCCCGAAAGTGTATGACACGGAGCGGAATCTGCGTATCTTGGGCCAGGACGGGGCAGAGCGGTATGCGAAGGTCAATACCGTATCCATGGATCAGCGCGGACAGCCTATTGCCGTCAACGATCTGACTGCCGGCCGTTATGATGTGGTGGTAACGACCGGCCCAAGTTTCGCGACGCAGCGCATGGAGGCGTCTGAACTCTACATGAATCTCGTCCAGGCCCAACCTGAAGTCTTTGGGGTGGCAGGGGATTTGATTATGAAGGCGACTGACCTCCCCTATGCTGAAGAGATCAGCGAACGTCTTAAAGCCCTTCTCCCGCCCCCGATTCAGCAGCTTCTGAACAAGGACAAGTCCATGCCGCCTGAAGTCGTGGCGGCGATGGCTCAGGCTGAGCAGATGATGCAGGCGGTTCAGCAGCAGATGCAGCAGGTGCAACTGGCGGGGATCGAGGCCCAGAAAGAACAGGCAGATGCCGGAAAGGGGAAAGCCGAGGTACAGAAGCTTATCGCTGATCTTAAGACCCAAGAGGCTAATTTCGAGGCCAAAGTGGCTCAGGAAATGGCAGATATTGCCAAAGCCCGCGCAGAACTGATGATAAAACAGGCAGATATGCGTCAGTCTGAAAACCAGCTACAGAACGGTGCCGAACGGGAAATGCTCGCACAGCAGCTTGCTGAGGCTCTGGCTATCATAAACGCAGCCGGGAATAGCTTCATGCAGTCCGCGACTCAGGTCTTGGCTGAGATCCAAGGGAGAGCGGCTCAGATCGGGGAAAAGCGAATGCCTTCACGGATCGAGTCTCAGCGTATTAACGGGAAACTCGTTGCGGTTCCGATATATGACGAGGAGCAGACGTTGCAGTAATCTCCTATCAGTAGTATATATTAACCATCCTACCTGTGGGCTCACAGGGCAAAAATCGCCGTATGGCGCGAGGTAAGCATGGCACAGGATGCAGACGTAGCTGTTGAGGAAGAGGTTCAACAGGCCGAGGTGGATGCCGAAGCCGAGGGTGCCGAGCAATCGGGAACTGAACCTGAACAGACCGAAGCGGAGTCATCCCCCGCAGAATCCGAACCTCCCAAGCCTAAAGGCGTGGGAAAGCGTTTGGATGAGCTCACCCGAAACTGGCGGGAATCTGAACGTGAGGCCGCCTATTGGAAGCAACTGGCGACGCAGAGGCAGACCCAGGAAGCTCCCAAGGAGGAATCACTCAAGACGCTGGAAGATTTCGGCTTTGATGACAAGAAGTATCAGGCATATCTGATACCTGAACTGGAGCGACGGGCTGTCTCCGCCGCGCAACGCTATGCGAAAGAGGAAGCTCAACGCAGCGAAGCCGAGCGGTCACGGTTAGCCTACTCCATCAAGGAAACGGATTATGCCAAAGGGGTTGAGGATTATTACGAGGTCACTCGAAACCCTCGGCTCGATGTCAACGATACCATGGCTGAAGTCATTTCCACGTCTGAAGAAGGCCCCGCCCTCGCTTATCACTTGGGGAAGAACCCGGATATAGCGTCCAGAATCTCCAGCCTATCACCGCTTGCTGCGGCAAGGGAATTGGGGAGACTTGAAAGCAAGCTGGTCGCCGAACGGGAAGCCCTGAGACGGAAAGTAAGCGCGGCCCCGCCGCCACCCAAGAAGATCGAAGGGGCATCTCCCAAGGTCGAAAAGTCCGATGATGACCTGACGAACGAGGAATGGAACCGGCGGGAGAACCAACGGGAAGCTAAAAAAAGAGGTAACGCATAATGGCTACCAATACAATTATCACGCCGTTGCAGATTACCCGCAAAGCCTTGCGGATTCTGCATCAGAAGGCGAATTTCATCGGGTCAGTCAACAGGCAATACGATTCGCAGTACGCTCGTAGTGGCGCGAAGATCGGCAAACTGCTGAATATCCGTATGCCCTCCCGGTATACGGTTCGTACAGGCGCGCCGCTCTCGGCCCAGGATCACTATGAGCGTTCGACCCCGCTGTATGTCAGCTCCCAGATTGGCGTCGATGTCAGCTTCACGACTGCCGACCTGACCATGGATCTTGACGATTTCGGTCAACGATTCCTGGAGCCGGCCATGGCGCAACTGGCGGCGCATCTGGACTACACCTGCATGACGCTGGCCAAGAACCGGACGTTCAACTACGTCGGGACCACGACCACGAGCGGCCAGATCACCTACAAGACCTTCCAGCAGGGCGGACAACGACTCACTGAGAACCTGGCCCCCTCGGATATGCGGTATGCGGTTCTGAACCCGCAGTCAATCGTGGAATTCAACGATGCGGTCAAGGGCCTGTATCACTCGTCCGAGAATATCGAATCCCTCTATCGTGAGGGCACGATGGGCCGTACCGGCGGGTTTACGGTTATGGAGAATAGCCTTCTCCCGACCCATACCACAGGGTCTTTCGCCGGTTCTCCGGTGACCACAGGCACGGGTCAGGGTCTGGGTACGACTACGGCGAACTCATGGGTCTCTCAGACCACCATGAGCATCACCGGGGCGACCTCGACTACGGACCTGAAGGCTGGGGATATCATCACCTTCTCCGGGGTCTACGCGATTCATCCTGAGTCCAAGGTGAATCTGGGCCGTCTGCAACCGTTCGTCGTCCAGTCTGCGGTCACTCTGACCTCGTCTGGAACGACATACGGCGTGACGGTGAAGCCCGGGTTGATCTGGGGTAATGGCAACGCCTACCGTAACGTCTCGTTCTCTGGCGTGTCGGATACCTCTGGCCTGACGGTCACCCTGATCGGGAATGTCTCCACGGCCTACGGGCAGAATCTCCAGTTCCACAAGGATGCGTTTGTATTCGCAACGGCGGATCTGGACGATGTCAGCCAGTACGGTGCGTGGGGTGCGCGAGACGTGCAGGACGGTATCTCGATGCGTATTGCCAAGCAGTACGACATCTCCTCGGATACCATCCCCTGCCGTATCGACATCCTGTACGGGTTTGCCGAACTGTACCCGGAACTGGCCTGCCGAAACTGGCACACGCTGTAATCAACCTGGGGCCCTTCGTGGGCCCCTTTTTTAAGGAGACCTGATGTTACCGGACAAGCCAAAGAAACTCGGTGATAAGCGCAAGACCGAACTCGAAGAGGTCAAAAAGGAGCGCGTTAGTATCTATGTCTGTACCCCGGCCTATAAGGGTCAGGTGGATACTGACTATTCCCAGAGTCTGGCCGAATCCTCCTTCGCCTGCCCGTTGTATGGGGTGAATATCACCATCGGGGTGATGGGGAATTGCGCCTTCATAGACCTTGCCCGGAACATCTTTGTACAGAAGTTTCTGGATGATAATCCTGACTGTACGCACCTGTTTTTCATCGACTCTGACCTCAAGTTCGAGGCGAGAGGCTTGATCGGGTTAGCCACGGCAGGACTCCCGATCTGTGCCGGGGCCTACCGTAGGCGGCAGGAAGAAGAGGATTACCCCGTCAGGTTCATCGAACATCCAGAGCAGGGCGGACTATGGGTCGAGGATGGGTGGCTGATGGCTGATCGTGTCCCGACGGGTTTCCTCTGTATTCGGCGGGATGTACTGGAGGAGATGGCGGCTGAGGCGACTCTGGTTGAGGTGCATGGACAGGAAAAGCCCATCCCTTGGCTGTTCTCCTGTGAACTGATCGAGGAAGGCGAGAAGGAGGGACGTAAGTATGCCCGACTGATCGGGGAGGACTTTTGGTTCTGCGACAGATATATCGAGAAATATAATAAGCCGATCCCGGTCTGGATGAATCTGGACTTTGACCATGAGGGATATAAGGGGAATTACTTCAATTACCTAGAACGCAAGATCCTGGAAGAACAGGAAAATAAGTCTAACGATCAATCGAGCGCAGCATAATGGAACTACTCGCCGGATGTGGAAATTCACGGGTCAAGAAGATCAATCTCTCGATCCTGCCTGAAGGCTGGACCAACCTCATTACGCTGGATTATGACGAAACCTGCAAGCCGGATGTCGTCCATGATCTGAACAGCTGTCCGTATCCCTTCGACGACGATATGTTCGACGAAGTACATTGCTATGAAGTCCTTGAGCATCTCGGAAAACAGGGCGATTATCGGGCCTATTTCGAGCACTTCAGCGAGATCTGGAGGATATTAAAGCCCGGCGGTGTTCTGGTGGCCACAGTCCCGATGTGGGACTCGCTTTGGGCATGGGGAGATCCATCCCATACCAGAATCATCAATCAGGGCAGCCTCGTATTCCTGAATCAGGAGGAATACAAGAAGCAGATCGGGAAAAATGCCATGACGGATTTTCGTCACTGTTACCGGGCAGACTTCGACATCATTCTATTGGGTGGGTCGGATGACACCGGGAAAGTGGTCGAACTCGACCGCGCTACCGGAGACACCTTTGCCTTCGCCCTGCAAGCCGTGAAGCCCTCACGCTATGAGCCTTGATGACCTCTATGAGTACTACCAGGATCAGCCTTGTGAGGTCACCCTAGAGACCCAGGCGGTCTGTAATGCCGCCTGTACCTTTTGTCCCTACCCGACGATTGAGCGGAAGGGGCAGAAGATGAGCGATGCTTTACTTGACAAGATACTGACGGAATTGCGTCGCTTTGATCGTCCTTTCATCGTTTCCCCATTCAAGCTCTCAGATCCCCTGTTGGATGTTCGCCTGCCTGACATTCTGAGACGTATCAAGAATGAGACACGGGCAATGGTCCGTATCTTTACGAACGGGAGCGCCTTAACCCCAAAGAACGCCGAAATGCTGGCCGGGTTTTCAAATATCCTTGAAGTCTGGGTCAGTCTGAACGCGACGAACAAGGAAGATTACGATCGGATAATGGGGCTCAATTTCGAGAAGGTCACTGGAAACCTGGACTGGCTGCATGGGAAGGTTTTCCCTCACAAGGTCAGGATTGGGAAAGTCGGACACCCGGACGAGGGATTCAGGAATTACGTCTATGAGCGGTGGCCGGACTTCGAGCCTGTCGTAATCAAGAAAGACGCCTGGATCGACTTTACTGACCCCGAATATCCGAACGTCCCGGACGCGCCCTGTTCACGATGGTTTGAGCTATCCATTATGGCGGATGGACGAGTCGCTACCTGTTGCATGGATTCGGGAGAGCATATAATCGGAGATACGAATACACAGACGCTTCTTGAGGTCTATAACTCACCGTTTTGGAAAGAGAGACGTGAGAAAATGATGGGAAGGAAAAGTGTCCCAGACCCCTGCTCCCGATGCTCGTATTGAGGAGGAACCATGACCACGAACGCCACCATTATCGACGACGCGCTCCGGGAAATCGGAGTGATCGAAGAAGGCGAAAACGCAAGCGCGGATCAATACTCGATCTCCCTGAGACGCCTGAATCAGCTTCTTGAGTCGTGGAAGGAGCGAAAGATTGACCTGGGATATTTCCCGCAGACGGATGAGACGGATACGATTCCGATCCCGCTCTGGGCGGAGCTGGCCGTCACCATGCTGCTGGCGACTCGCTTGGCCGGAGACTTCATGGCCCCAATCAGCGCTAAACTGGCCGGGGATGCTGAGGAAGGCTGGAATCTACTTCTCAGGACATATATGAACCTGAACCTCCCCAAAGCGGATATGAGCCATCTCCCGCAGGGAATGGGTTCGAACTGGAACATTGAGAACGACCAATTCACATGAGACTTCCAATCGCCGTTGACCTTCATATCAACCAGTTCGCCGGGGCGACGATCACGGAGTACGACCGTGGCATTGTCAACGGCTTTGTGGAGGCCGTAGGCGGGCGGGTCTATGTCAGTCAACGTCCCGCCATAGATATTCTCGAATACGCCTCAGACACCGTCTCAGACGCCCGTGGGAGGGGGACATATTTCTGGGGTTATGACGGGAATCTGTACTTCATCAACGACGACACGGTTTACAAGAACAGCTACGGGACAACGATAGATACAATCTCCAGTGGTACAAATCGGGTCTACATCATGGAGCTCGATGACCTGCTGATTATTCTGGACCCCGAAAATGATGAAGGCTGGACCCTCACAAGCGCCGGAACATTGACACAGATCAGCGATACCGAGTTCCCGCCAGAAGCCTCTCCCGCTGTCGGGCTTGCGCACGGTGGCGCTGTGCTTGATGGCTATCTGTTCGTCCTAGGCGAGGATGGGTCAATCTACAACTCAGACTTCGAGGATGCCACAAGCTGGACCGGGACAAGTTTCGTCACGGCAGAACGGGATATCGACGGGGGAATCTACCTCGGTAAACATCACGATAACCTGGCGGTCTTTGGCCCCAAGACGCTGGAGTTTTTCTACGACGCTGGAAATGCGACCGGAAGCCCTCTGAGTCGGCGGCAGGACGTATTTCATAATATCGGCTGTGTCGATGGGAACTCGGTCTGGGTGGAAGGGGATAGGATGTTCTTTGTCGGGTCCGAGCCGTCAGGGTCAGTCGGGGTCTATGTGCTGGAGAACTTCGGACTCAGGAAGGTTTCCACGGCCAATCTTGACGCTTTTATCGGGCAAAACCGGGTACGGGACAATTATGGGTTCGTGGGATCTGGATTTACAGCGCAGGGCCATTCTTTCTATCTGCTGACCTTCTACGCCACGATCACCGATCTCGTTCCGCAAATCACCCTCGTCTATGACGATTCCTCTAAGCTCTGGGGTATCTGGGACACGGATATCGGTAGTCTGGACCATTTCCCGCTCATGTCATGGACGCTCAGGACCGGGATTACCCCACGGATAGGAGAGGGGATATTCACGAACGGGGATCGGTTCACGATCCTTTCCTCTCTAACCCCGGTGGATACAGCAGGGGCTTATGGTGGTGTATTTGAGGATGATGTTTTTGAGCAGGGGGTATTTACTGAAGTCTCTTTGGATGGGTCGAATATCGACCTGTCTTGCCGCCTTGGGCAGCAGGATTTAGGATCAAGTAACTATAAGTATGAAGCAACACTAAAGCTGGTTGCCGATAAGACGGAAAACGATCAAGATATTACTGTCAAATGGACGGATGAACGTACCGGGACATTCGGGACGGCGAGAACGATGAATCTGGCCTTGACGAACAAGCGATTAAAGAGACTCGGACGCTATGTGAGGCGGAATTATGAGATCGGGTTTTCAGGTGATGAACTGATCCGCCTTGAGGCGATGGAAACCGAGCAACTGGAGACGACATGACTACGATTCTGACCCGTGCCGGAAAAGCAGCTGCCTTAACCGGGACGGAGTATGACACCAACCTCAAGAAAGGCGCTCAGACCAAGAGCGGGAATTATACGGTTGTCGGGAGCGATAACCGGGATACGATTGAGGTCACAGCTTCGGCGACGATTACGCTGACGGCAGCGGCGACACTTGCTGCTGAAGATACCGGGGATTTTGAGGTAACGATCAAGAATCTTCATACGGCTGAGATTACGGTTGTTCGTTCAAGTACAGATACCATTGATGGGTTGACCACCTATCCTATCCCTCCAAAGGCATCAGCGACTTTCAAGCTGAATCAGGCGGGGAATGGATTCAATATCGTCACTCCATCGGATAAATCGACAAAATACAAGACGGCGGATACGGCAAGAGATACTACCGCAACGCTCGCGGATGATACTCATTTGGCGGGCTGGATTCTGGTACCAGATACGGTTTACAAGATCACCGGGCAGATATTTTTCCTGACAAACTCGACTGCAGACATTAAATTCGGGATGCGGTCGAGCCAGACTCCACAATTCGGATATTGGGGGACGAATGCCAGCGCATTAATGACGATTGGCACGATAGGCACCACCCCGGACGAGGTATCTTTTCAGGTGGGCGCAGTAGACTTTGGAATGCTGATCTCTGGAACGATTCATACTCACGCGACGCTCTCGACAACCCTTGATTTTCAGTGGTCGCAAAATACCTCTGACGGAGGGAGTACAACTCTATACAAAGGGTCTTGGATAACTATAGAAAGATTGGGGGTGGCATAATGAGCTTCCTTTCAAAAGTCTGGCATAGTGCTGTCGTTGATCCCTTCCTCGGAGGAGCGGAGAAGAAGGCGGCAAGCAAAGCCTCGGCAGGACAGCAAGCGGCAGGGAAAACCTGGGACGCCTTCGGGAAAGAGACGGCGGCAACGTATCAGCCCTATATAGATGCAGGAAACAATTACCTCGCGAAGTATATGGATGCGGTCAATCAGCCCACGGATGCTTATACAGGTCCGGGAGATTTCAGCTTCAATGCAAACGATCTCTATTCTGACCCCTCCTATCAGTTTCGCCTTAATCAGGGGCTTGATGCGGTAAATCGTGCAGGGGGAGCCGCAGGTAAGCGGATTTCAGGGAATCGGCTGCTGGACCTGAACAATTACGCCCAAGGCATGGCATCGACCGAGTATCAGAATGCCTATAACCGCGCCTTACAGGGATGGCAGAACAATGCCGATCAAGGCTACCGAACCTACACGACGAACTATAACGCTGGGCAGGACTATCAGAATCGACTCGCCGACTTAGTGAATATGGGCTATGGGGCGCTGAATAACGCCAATACCGTGAGACTCAATGCGACACAAGGTAAGACAGGAACCCAGATCGGGGCTGCAAATGCTTTGGCGGCGGGGAATCTTGGGCAGGCGAATGCCTATCGGAATCTGCTGAATATGGGTATCCAAGCCTTTGGGGCTGGAGGTTAATATGGCGATTGAGGATCTGATTGCAGGAAGTACGCCCCCAAATCTGGTAGATACCTACTTTCGCGGCCGGCAGCAGCGAGACAATCTCTTGACGGGCAATGCCAACCGGAACCGACTGGCTCAGTCCATGACGATTGCGGGAAATGAGGAAAATCGGGCCCAGACACAGTTTGATCAAGCCCAGAATCAATTCAATCAAGCGCAAATGACCGCCGCAGACAAGCAGGAGGCCATGAAGTTCTACCCCATTCTGGATCAGGCATTGCAGATCGAGAATCCCGCGCAAAGGCGTCAGTATCTGATGCAGACGCTCCCTCGTCTGGATGCTGAGGATGAGATGGCGATTCAGGACATTCTGCACAGTAATGATGCGGTATTCGACTCTAACCTGAAAGCATTACATCAGCAGGTGGGGATGCTGATTGGGGCGAACAATAGCGCAGATACTGTGCAATCCTCCTTCAGGACGCCGGGAGGGACGCTAGGATATCTATCCAGGACTGGGAAAGTGGTCGATACCGGGCAGGCTGTCGAGGATGCTTATACGCTGGCCGATGTGGGTGGAGGTAAAGCCCCGTTTAGCCGCCGTAGCGGTTCAGTGGGCGGTTTTGTCTCTCCGCCAGAGGCAGAGACAGCGGCAGCAGCCGAGAAGGCCAGCGCTGTTTCTCAGGCGCAGGAAACAGGAAAGGCTCAGGGAGAGGCGATTGCCGGGGTGGGGGATGCCATTGCCGATATCGACAAGTATTCCTCTGAAATCGTCGGGTTCCTGAATGACCCCGGATTCAATATGGTCTACGGACTATCTGGGGCTATTGATCCCAGAATGTATATCCGAGGCTCAAAGGGGTCGGACGCCGCCGCCAGACTGGAACAACTTGATGCTGCCGCCTTTGGGATCGCCATCCAGAAAATGCGCGGATTGGGACAGCTTTCAAACGCGGAAGGCCTGAAGGTCACCCGAGCCTTTACCCGAGCGACAAACCCGCGACAATCCGAGGAATCAGCTAAATCCGCATGGAATGAGGTATTGGATGTGCTCGCCTTAGCACGTTCGAGAGCCGCCCGTAAGGCCGGGGTCGCGGAGCCGCCAAAACCTGCCTCAAACCGGATCAAGGTAGATGCCGAAGGGAATGTCATCGGGAACTAGCCATGGAAATAGAACTGCCTGATGGTACGATCCTAGACGCCCCAGACGGCTCAGATCCGTCTATCGTCGCCAAGAAGTACCTGGCTACTCAGAAAGCTCAAGAACCGTCCCTGCTCGATGTAGGAAAGCGTCAACTAGGGCTAACAGGACGGGCAATGGCTGAGGGCGTTACCGATATCGCCTCTCCATTCGCCAATGTTCTGGCGGCTGGGCTAAATCGCCTGATTAAGACAATGGGCGGGGATTTCCAGTTTCCCGAGGATCAAGGCGGGGCTTTCTCCAGAACCCTGACGGATATTGGTGTTCCTGCCCCAGGCTCTGAGGAAGAGAAATACGTCAATTCCATCGGGCGATTTGCGACCGGGGTGGCTGCGGGGGGTCCACTGAATAAAACGGTGCAATCCGCGATAACTCGGACTCCTGCCGCGCCTCCTGGGTTTATTTCCCCGAAAGATCCTATGGTGGCAAGATTTGATGCAGCGCCTCAAGGGTTTAAGGTTCCACGTGGAACCACTGAGGCAGCGAGACTGCTGGATAAGGAAGGCATCCCGCTCGATAAGGCGCAGGCGAGCGGAAGCAAGACGATGGAGCGCCTGAAATCTCTGGTCTCCCGTCATCCTTTGACGACCGGTAAACAGCAGCAATTCACCGAAACCCAACAGAAAGCCTTCAACCGATCCGTCCTGAGACTGATCGGGGAGGATTCTGACGAGGCAACACAGGCGGTGATGAATAATGCCCGCTCTCGTATTGGGGGGCTGTTTAACCAAGTCGGTAAAACTGGAACAGTCTGGGATGATGCACTGCAATCCAGAATCGCGGATGTTGTCGAAAACGCACAAAGGACCGTCCCGCAGAGTGAATTATCTCCTTTGATGCGCAATGTGGATGATTTGCTTAATGCCGTGGACGAATCTGGGAGAATCCCTGGGGATATATTGATCCGCGTCCGCTCCAACCTCAGTAAGCTCTCACGTCGTCCCGGGATTGGGAGCAGTGCTGCTGAGCTTGAGGATGCTGTTCTCGATGCGCTGGGACGCTCAAATCCGGGTCAGACGGAGATTCTTAATACCGCTAGAGAACAATGGAGAACGCTGAGGATTGTTCAGTCTGCGATAGGGAAAGGGGCGGATAAGAATATCTCCCCATTAAGCCTATCAAATACAATCGCCAGAAAGGCCAATCAGAATATGTCGGTATTTGGTCTTGGTGGAAATCAAAAATTGGTGAAACTGGCCGAGGCCGGGAGAACCGTTCTGCCTGAAAAACTCCCTTCCTCTGGAACGGCTGAGGCCAATCTTCTCAATGCGCCTTTACGGGTGATCGCGACCTACCCCCATACCAGAGCCATTCAGAACTATCTACTGGCTCAGCCTGGTAACTCCAATGCCTTAGCGAATATCGCTCCTGCAACCGCTGGCGTGATGGATCGGTTGAAGGAATATTATTAATGCCGCTAAACCTTGATCCTACACCTTCCGTTATCCCTTCCTTCGGCCCAGCATGGATCAAATGGCTATCCGGGATATGGCAGAATTTCAAGAATCTGATTTCTACTGTCATTGGGTATGGAGCCTATTTAATAGCTGGAGCTAGGATTGGATATAAGCCCGAAGATTTCGGCGCAGTAGGTGACGGCGTTACTGATGACGATTCCGCAATTCAGGCATGGATCGCCCACGGTTTAGCCGGGAATCCGCTCTTTCTCCCTCCTAAAACTTACTTATTTACTACCTCTATTGTCATAGATGATTTCGTACAGATCAGTGGATGCGGCGAGAATTCGGTATTGATGAAGAATGCCGATGTGATCGGGATAGAAATTACCACGATTGCCGCGCCTCAACTATACGATTTCACTGTCGATAATGCATCAGGATCTGACTCCAAATCCGGCATTAAGGGAACTCAGACAGGGCGCTGTCGGTTGCGTGGACTTCTGGTACAGAACCAGGGTGGGCATGGGATTGAGTGGGTCTCAGGAAACCTGACGACATTTGCGGATATAAAAACGCTATTCAATGACGGGGATGGAATTTATCTGAATGGTGCTTCTACCCCTGATGTAAACGGATGCGTATTTACTAATATAGATACCCGAGGAAATGGCGGTATTGGGATTAATCTTAATAACGCATGGGCGAATTTCTTCTACGGCGTTACCTCACAGAATAATACCGGTGTTGGGATGCGGCTGAATAATGCTCGTCAAAACTATGTCGTCGGGTATGTGGAAAGTAATGGGACTGCGGACCTTCAGCTAGTCAACACCGCAGACTGCAAAGGTAATTATCTCTGTTTGCTGAATAACGGAACAGTCGACAATAGCAGCCCTTCCCTGAATGTCATTTTCTCCATGAAGCGCGGGTCGGTATTTGACCCCAACTTCTCACGCTTGGTAGCCGATCAGTTTGAGATACAGAGCATCAACCAGGCCGGGACCGCGATTACAGGTAACGCGACATTAACTCACCCATCTAATTTACTGTATACGCTTACGGCGGCAGGATCGAGCTCGGCACAGACTTTAAGGTTGATTAATTCAGGCGGGTCGAACGGGTTTCATATTGAGACAGATGGGCATCTGGGGGTGGGGAATTGCGCTGCGAATACGAACACACCCTCTGGGGCAACGGCCTACGCAATGCCTATCTATAACGCCACAGGGACGCTATTGGGATATATCCCTGTTTATGCTTCACAGTGGTAGAAACAATAAGACAAAAAACCAGCAAGGGCTCATCAAAAGGAAATATGATGAATGAAGAACGCAAGGAACGGGAATTGGAAATA